GGGTTCGATTCCCACCCGCCCTACCAAGCAATAAATCTGGAGAGGTGTCTGAGCGGCCAAAAGAGATAGTCTTGAAAACTATTGAGGTGAAAGCCTCCGTGGGTTCAAATCCCACCCTCTCCGCCATTCGACAAAAAACAATACTCATGCTATCATCATTATATGACAATTGATACTGGTTCAATTGGCGCTGGTGGCGGGGGTATTAAGAAGCCGCAACGGGGGTACCCCAAGAGCGGCTCGCGAGTAACAGAGATAACTCCTCAGAAGGTGAAGGCAGTTACACCTTCTAAGGATAAAATGCGCTAATTGATTTTTATATCAAAAACTGTTAAAATAAAAGTGTTAACGAAAATACGTTAACGGTTGATATCGGATGAAGGATATCAACAAACCGGATTGTCCGGATTTTAGGAGATATTATGGCTCAATACGCTGGTGTTACAGGTCTCTACAAGACTGCCGCTGGGTATGTTCCTGCGGTAACAACCGCTCACCGCAACTCAAGCGGCGCTATCGTTGACGTTGCCATCGGGTCCGCTGACTCGGTAGACATCGTTACGCTTGGTTACCAGCCAACTCGCGTTTCAAGCGTGGATGTGGCTGCTGGCACGAACTTTGCTGCTCGTCTTACAAATGACACGGGTAGCTTCTGGGTACCTGCCTAATTTTTAATTCTTAGGTGTTACCTTAGGACGGAGAACCCGCTGGTGACGGCGGGTTCTCTGTTTTCCGGATATAGCTCAGCTTGGTTAGAGCGTTGCCTTTGGGAGGCAAAAGTCGCAAGTTCGAATCTTGCTATCCGGACTATAAAATGTTATGATTTTTAAATGCACACTAGCTGTTTTATCGGTGGCCCCCTGCATAAGAAAAAAACTGTTACGAAGCTTAATATCTGTAAAACTATTATTTTTCGTGATAAGCATTATATAGTTCATTTATATGAATCTATTGGCATGAATGAAGACAAGACAAAAGTTTTTTATCACTACATTGGCCCTGCTGAAAAAAATGCAGATGGTGAGTGGAAACCGATTTCAAGATAGTGGTATAATGGCACCGGAGGCCGATGATATGCGATGTTTTCAATGTGGAAATTTCGCTTCCGTAAAAGCTGAGTTACGGAACGATTATGAATTTAAAGTTAGATTTTATTGTGCAAAGTGTTTAAAGCTTTTTAATAAGGAAAATAAAAAATGGGAAATACAAACAAAGCCAATAGAAAACTGGAAATCAGTCTAGATGCTTTAGAGGATAGTCGTGGCGGTTTTGTGCCAGTTATATCTATTGGAGATGTCAAACTTAACTTAAAAGCCAATATGTATGAGACAGCTGAACAAGCCGTAGATAAAGGTAATAAAAATTTTGCTGCAATGTTAGAAATTACATTACGGGCGGCAATGGGTAATAACTACTACTTATAGTTTTCGCCGGAGTAGCTCCAGCGGTTAGAGCAGCCGCCTTGTAAGCGGCAGGTCATCGGTTCGAATCCGATCTCCGGCTCAATTTTGACTTAAGGGATGATATAATATGATTATGGATTTAGAAGTTATTTGTATTATAGAATGTGACGATTGCGGTAAATCGGTTATTATTGACCCCACATATGTCACTATTATTACTGGTGACTTCATCACCGCTGCCGCAGTTTGTTCACACTGCGAGAGGCCGGTAGTAGAGGAGATTGATTCATCTCTTGCTCGCAATATGGCAATGAAGGGCGTTCGCACTCTTTCTTGGATTTCCGGAGAGGAAGTAGACCCAGATGACATCAAATGCTAGCGGTATAACTCTTTTAGACGATTCAGATAGTAGGACATTAAAGCCAACTCAGGCTGCTCTTTCGTGGTTCACCCCCTCTGTCGGTGACATGGCAGGATATGGCGTGGGAGCTGTGGGGCTCATTCAAGGTCTCATGCATGAAAACATATATGTAGGCTTTAATCATCCAAAAACTAAAGTTCATGTCTCATTTGTTCAGCCGGAGTGGTACCTTGGCAGCAGTAATCAATATAGAATTGGATACACTCCTTGGGAATCTACGGAAATTCCTGAATCTTGGGTGTACTACATGCAAGAACAAGATGAAATCTGGACAACATCTAATTTTTGCGTAGATGTATTTAAGAAATATGAAGTTAATGACACAATTCATATGATACCTCATGGTATCGACCCGGAAATTTGGGCTGTTGTCGATAGAACATTAGCAAATGAATTTGTTTTTCTTCACATGGGCAGCCCAAGCGAGCGCAAGGGCGCTCAAAAAGTCGTTGATGCCTTCCTTGATCTCTTTGACGGCAGAAATGATATCAAGCTTATAATGAAGTCCACTGGGGCGACAGAAGCCAGATGGCGTAGAGAAAATTTTTACGGGGGAAACATTAAAAACCATCCTCAAGTAACAGTAATAGAAGCAGACCTGCCAGTTAATGATTTAGTAAAAATATATCATTCTGCTCATTGCTTGGTTTATCCAACCAATGGAGAGGGTTTTGGCTTCATCCCCTTTCAAGGGATCGCAACGGGATTACCAACCATTACCACTAACCTAACGGCAACCGCCGATTTTGCTGAACTTTCTATGCCTCTAAAGGCATCTTGGACAGATGGTATTGGCTTGCATCTGGGCCTCTGGGCCGAGCCAGACCTTGATGACCTGCGATTTCAGATGCAATCAGCAGTGGATAACTGGGAAGACCATAAGAAGAAAGCCATGCATAGCGCTCGTATTATTCACTCAACGCAAACATGGTCTCATATTGCTGATCAAGTTATATCTATTTTAGGTGATAAATTATATGAAAGATGTTAATATATCTCTATGGATTCATTAATTACATTTATTATCCCTACAATATGTAGACCTTCATTGCCGCTTTCAATTCAGACGTTGCAACGTCAAAGCAACACAAATTGGAAAGCTGTTGTATGTGGGGATGGCTGTGATCCTATAGTAGATAGGCCACATGGAGATTATAATATTATCGAAGATAATAGAGTGATATATATAAAAGCACCACATTTTTCTAATCAATCTAAAACGAGAAATTATATGATTGATATCTGTCAAACGGAATGGATTGGATGCTTGGATGATGATGATGCACTCATGCCCGAGTATGTTCAATATGTAGAAGATAATAAAGATAATAATGATATTATTATCTTTAAAATGAATAACTATGGAGATATTATTCCATTTAATCATAGTTTAATTTTGGGTCAAGTTGGCATTAGCTTTGCTGCTAGAGCAGATGTCATGAAGGCAGTGCCATTCCCCGATCCACCCGCAGAAGATTATTACTGGCTGCTTAGGTGCGAACAGCTAGGATATAAAATTCATTACGCTGAATATATCGGATATTGGGTCAGGCCAGACTGGGATAATGTTTGATTTAATTACCGTGATTCATAATGAGATAAATTTAGATTTGGCTTTAAATAAATTACAGCCATCTATTGAACAATTTTCCACTATGGATTATAACTTTTATCTTCACGACAATCGTACTAATAATATCGGCTTTGGTCATGCTTGCAATTATCAATCACGGATTGGATCTAGCCCGATTATTGGGTTTTTAAACCCAGATTCTAGAGTGACTGGCCCATTTATGGATCTCGTGGTCGAGACGTTAAGCGAGGATATTGTAGTTACTGGTGCTAATTTTAATAAAAATCCAGTAGAGATTCATGGATGGGGCCTTAACGACTGGGTTTGTGGTGCAGCGATGTTCGTCACCCGCAGTTGGTTTGAAGAATTAGGTGGCTTTGATGAACGATATATATGGTCACATGAAGAAACAGATTTTATTAGAACTACCGAGAGTCGCGGACGATCATGTAAATCTCTATATCCTGAACAGCTTCCTATCTTGCATGAGCCAATAGCTGATACCCCAGAAGATATAAGATATAAACAACATTATTTTGCTGAAGCTGAAAGGTTATATTGGCAAAAATGGAGATAGGATTATTAATTATTACAGATGGTAGAAAAGAACTTCTTGATGCTACAGTAAATTCCGCAAGACAGAATTTAATTTGCAATTTTAAAACACAGATCATTGTAAATGATTCACAAGATCAAGAATACCAAATTTATCTATCTTCTCTATATCCTGACTTTACTATTATTAATAACATACCTAAAGCTGGTTTTTCTGGTTCGATCAACGCTGGCTGGAAAGCCCTATCTAAAGAAGTAGACTATATCTTTCATCTAGAAGAAGATTTTTTATTTGAGCAGGAAGTAGAAATCTCTAATTTAGTTGAGCTGCTACAGCGCTCAGGAGCTTATCAGATGATGTTCAAAAGAGATGCTGTATTATCTAATCCTATTGAAGCCGAATATGGTGGATATATAGAGGCTAATCCTCATCTATATGAGCAGCATGATGGTTATATATTACATAATAATTTCTTTTCTACTAATCCATGCATTTATTCTACAACTATTTGTAAATTTGGTTGGCCTGAAGGTCAAGGAGAAATTGAATTTTTTAATCAAATTAAAAATGTAGATAAAGAAGCAAAATGTGGCATTGTAGGTAATAAATTTGATAAACCCCTCGTTCGTCATATAGGTTATTTCAGAAATGATGGATGGAAAATTTAATGTCTGTATGGGGTATATCTATGATGAAAGACGAAGCGGACTTTGTAGAATGTATAATTCCTTGGATGGCATCTCAGCTAGATCATTTATTGATTGCTGATAATCTCTCAACAGATGGAACCCTAGAAAAGTTATATGAATTATCTAAACAATATAACAATATCAATATAGTTATTGATTCAGAAGTAGCATATTATCAATCAAAGAAAATGAATGCTTTGGTTCAACAAGCTTATGAGATAGATTCTAAAATATCTTGGGTCTTGCCATTCGATGCAGATGAAATGTGGTTTTCCCCAACTGGAAATATTGCTGATACGCTGAACTCATGTGATATGAATGTGATCTCTTGCAATATGTGGCATATGGTTTCCTTCGATGAGAAGACATCGATTAACCCATTAGAAACTATTACAATGAGGAGGGCCACTCCCGAGCCGTTTCCAAGCGTAGCATTCAGGTACCATCCAGATGCCCATTTGCATATGGGTAATCATGGTATAGATTATCCTGATATAAATATTGGATATGATATCTTAACAATTAAACACTATCAATATCGAAGTTTTGAACATTTTAAAACTAAGGTTATAAATGGTAAAAAAGCCTATGATGCAACTGATTTTCCAAATTCTACTGGAGCACATTGGCGTGAGTATGGTAGTATGAGCGACAACGAACTTCGTTATGTCTGGAATAATTTCATGGATGAAAAAGATCTAGTCTACGACCCGTGGTAAAATATTATAATGAATATCGGCATTGTTGTTCCTGTTTTAAATCAATTTCAAAAAGCTATAGATGCTATATCTAGTATTTATACTGAGTTTATTTATGAAATAAAAATTATCCCACAGTATAGATTAGAACAGCCCCTATCAGCAGCTTGGAATCAAGGTCTCGAATGGTCTCTTAATAGAGATCATGATTTTACTTTAATTATTAATGATGACATTTTATTTGCTCCTCAGACAATAGATAATATGATTAAATCATTAATTGAAAAAGAACAAAGTAATAATTGTCTTATGATTACAGGTAATAATATTAATGGATTATTTGATAATCCATTGCATATATTAGAATATAAAACCGACGTAGAGGCATATCAGGAACATCCAGATTTTGCTTGTTTCATGATTAGGCCCTCAATTCAAAATATTATTGGTTCCTTTGATGAAAATTTTATTCCTGCATATTTTGAAGATAATGACTATCATTATCGTATTAATATAGCTGGATATAAAGCATACAATGCAGTATCTGCTCCGTACTATCATTATGGCTCACAGACACAAAATGCTAGTGATATATTACCTATAGTTCCACCTTTTGCATTTGAACTTAATAGAAGTTATTACTGTGATAAGTGGGGGGGGGTACCCGGAGAAGAGTTATGGGTCCATCCTTATAATAATCATTCTCTTAATTATGCTCAATGGGAGAAAATTCGCACTCATGATTCCTTGTTTTCTTAGAATCCTTCTTGCTAAATAATTTTATATAATTCCTAATGTGTTCTGTTGAATTGTGAAAATGCTCATGGTATAGTAGTTATCACATTTCGCTCTGGGTATTCACCCGCAACAATGTAGAAGGAGAATTTAATGACGGATACAAACTTTACCTTAGAGATCCCTGCGCTTTTTTCGAAGTCGGGCTATCAGGGATATAAAATCTTTTTAGATAGATACACCAAGAAGGCACCTAAGGGAGAGTTAATCGTCGGTGATCTCGTTCTGGTTGTGACAAAGAAAGATCCCAAGTTCCCACAGAAGGATTTGGGCTGGGTTACTGAAGTTGCTAAAAAGGGCGCATCGGTGCAACTTTATAATGGTGAAGAAATTTTTCAAGATTTTGATTTAATTTCTAAGCCTCTTGAGACGCAGCCTGAGCAGGTTCGTCGTCGCGTAGCCGCGGCGCTTGCCTCATGCGAGGATGAGAGCATCCGACAGTCTGTGGAAGATGACTTCTATCGTATTCTTCTTGATTACTTTATCCCCGGTGGGCGCATTCTTGCTGGTGCTGGCCTTGATGTTCTTACACTTCAAAACTGCTTTGTCCTTCCCGGCGCCGAAGACTCCAGAACTGGAGTATTTGATAGGGTTAAGGAAATGGCTGAAACACACAGTCGCGGTGGTGGAGTTGGAGTTAACCTTTCATCGCTTCGTCCTCGCTATGCTCATGTAAAGGGTGTCAACGGCATCTCATCAGGTGCAGTTTCTTGGGGGCAAGTATTTAATCTTTCTACTGGGCTTATTGAGCAGGGTGGATCTCGTCGTGGTGCCACCATGCTTATGATTGATGACTGGCACCCTGATGTATTTGAGTTTATTCAGGCCAAGCGTACTCCGGGGCACTTTGAGAATGCCAATATGAGCGTCTGCATCTCTGATGCATTTATGGAAGCCGTAGAGGCTGACGGAGACTGGGACCTTGTATTCCCAGATACTTCAGATGCCAAGTACGATGAAATGTGGAACGGCAACCTCCAGCAGTGGCAGGAAAATGGTGGAGCGGTTAAGGTTTATGACACCGTAAAAGCTCGGGATATTTGGAGCCTGCTTATTGAATCTGCTTGGGCATCTGCCGAGCCCGGCTTACACTTCCTTGAGAGAAGCAACAAGATGTCGAATTCTTGGTACTTTGCTCCGCTCGTTGCAACTAACCCGTGCGGTGAGCAGCCGCTGGAGGCATATGGTGTATGTACCCTTGGAGCCCTTGATCTTTCTAAGTTTGTTTCACCTTGGCCGCATGGTGGAGTGAATTGGGCCTTACTCGGGTCAACGATTGAGGTCGCCGTCAGATTCCTTGACAATGTTATCGATATCAATAATTACCACCTCCCAGAGATTGAGGAAAATCACCGCTCCAATCGTCGCATCGGTCTGGGTACGATGGGGCTGGGCGAACTTCTGGTGCGACTCGGTATTAAGTACGGTTCAGATGAGTCAGTTGAATTTGTAAATACTCTATATCAGTACATTGCCGAAACAGCATATCAAACATCAATCAATCTTGCTATCGAAAAGGGCGCTTTCTCTAAGTATGATGGGCGATACCTCCGCTCAGGATTCATGGAGAATATGCCAGAATCGATTCGTTTGCGAGTTAAGGAACACGGTATTCGAAATGTTTGTCTTTTAACGCAAGCTCCAACTGGTACAACTGGTACAATGATGGGTACTTCTACTGGTATTGAGCCATATTTCTCATGGCAGTACACAAGAACCTCACGCCTTGGTGTCCATGTTGAGGTTGTTCCTGTTATCAAGGAACTTGGATTAAAGGTTGGAGACCTTCCTGATTACTGCGTAACGGCTCAGGATCTCGCTCCAGAAGAGCACGTAAAGGTTCAGGCCGCAATTCAGCGGTGGACAGATTCAGCTATTTCCAAGACTACAAATGCTCCATCACACTACAGCATTGAGCAAACAGACCATCTCTACCGCATGGCCTATCAAATGGGCTGTAAGGGTATTACCATCTATCGTGACCAATCTCGCCACGAGCAGGTGCTCTCTGCCATTACAGAGGAATCTGAGCCGGTAGAGGACGGGGTAGATGTTATTCACCAAGGGGCCTGTGAAATCGCCTACCTCCCAGACGGTACTGTTTACTCTAAATGTGATTAGTGTTATGATATAGTAATGTCAAAGCGTCTAAGGCCATACGAGTGGTGGGGTTTATTCATCGCCATTATTGCTTATGATATATTTGTCTATAAGACACAAAGAAGACCGACGCTAACAAGTGTAGTCAAAGGTCTTCGAAAAGATAAACTTACACGATCTATTCTATGGGCATTTTGGTTATGGTTAACATATCATTGGTTACTGGAGACTGACGATTGAAATCGACATATATTTCATATAAGTGTGATGAAGAATTTGAAATTGATACCCATAAAGAAAATATTCGTTTTTCTGTCAATATTTACTGCGATGAGTGTCAAACTGTACACACTTTCATATTAAAACAGTCCAAAAAACGTAAAAAATAGATGAAAAACTTGGATTTTCATATAAAACATGATAGGATATAGTAATCATGGCAATAAATCAACCTAAACGCACTATAGCTGTCCCCGAATCGTCATATGGAGTATGTCTTTGGCGTATGCCAAATGGAGAATACTTTGGCGCCGAGGGTAGATATTTATCAATGGAGGGAGTACTTGGTGATGCTCGCATTGAAGAAAAAATGCGACAGGCTGCTTACTACTGGATTGGTGATAGCGTAGGTCAGCCCGCTTGGGTTTCCGGCGCCCGCAAGGTTTCTGACGATGAGTACGATGATCAGAGCGCAAGGTTGCGTGACGGCCGCATCCCCGATGAGGTCGATGAGTACCGTCAGGCCATTCGGAGGAAATAATGAATCACTCAGCTTCGCTCATTGACGAATCTCAAGATACAGTTGTGTACTTACCTGAAATCGATATAGAGTCGGTTCAGCCATTATTTGAAAAAGTCTCTACCGATCCATTTAAGAAGGTTGGCTATGATTCGCTTTCAAGAAAAGGTAAGCGTTTAGCCAAACGTCTCGTAGGCGTCGATGGGGCTAAAACTAAATATGAAGATCCATTGATGATTGATGGATACGGACTATGGAATGTAGCAGTTCCGCCATATGATTTAGATACGTTATCCACTCTATATGATGAGTGCGGTTTTCTTCATGCTACCATAGACGCAAGAGCTATGAACACAGTTGGGCTCGGTTACGACTGGAAACCCACAAGCAAAGCTCAAAAACGCGTATCAAAAGCCGCTACAAATACAGAAAAATCTGAACGAATTCGTCAGATGCATCAGACCGAAATGGACCGGCTAGAAGCTTTATTTGAAAGTTTTAATGAAGAAGAAACTTTTACTGAGACTATGATTAAGGTTTGGACCGATGTGCTTGTTACCGGCAATGGATACTTAGAAATAGGTCGAACTTTAGTTGGAAAAATTGGGTATATTGGACATATACCTAGTAAATTAATGCGTGTACGTAAAGATAGAGATGGCTACGTGCAGTTAGCCAACCGTAATGCGGTCTTCTTTAGAAATTTTCAGGATTTTGAAACATCAGATCCGATCAATGACGACCCATCGCCTAATGAAGTTTTACACTTTAAGCTTTATAGCCCTAATCATACATATTATGGCGTACCACCTTCGGTATCTGTAATTTCAGCCATCATTGGTGATAAGTTTGCTAAAGAATATAATATTGACTACTTTGAGAATAAAGCAATTCCGCGATATGCTATTGTCCTCAAGGGGGTAAAACTTAGTGAAGCTTCCAAGCGTGAACTTATTACATACTTCAAGAAAGAAGTTAAAGGACGAAACCACGGAACACTTGTGGTGCCTATCCCTGCTACTATTGGAGCAAATAATGACGCGGACATCAGATTTGAAAAACTTGAAACGGGAGTGCAAGAAGGTTCTTTCGATCAGTACCGTAAGTCGAACCGTGACGAGATTGTCTCGGCCTATCGTGTCCCACCTACCAAGGTAGGTATTTTCGATAATGCGAATATGGCCGTCGCCCGGGATGCTGATAAAACATTCAAGACGCAAGTGGTTAGTCCAGATCAAGTAATTGCCGAAAAGAAGATTAATCGAATTGTCGCTGAATTTAGCGATTTGTTCCTATTCTTCTTTAACCAACTTGATATCATTGATGAAGATCTTCGTTCACGCATTAATGATAGATATCTTCGTACTGAAGTTATTACGCCAAATGAAGTTCGCACTCAGATTGGCCTTCCCGCAATTCCCGGCGGCGATGAGGTTCTTCCGTATCCTACAAGTGTAAAGATGCAGCAGAATAATGCCAAGAGTCAAGCTGCTATGGGCAATGATAATGCTTCGGTAGGAACTCCGCCGAAGTCTGGACAGGATAACGGCAATAATGTAACACCACAAAATGATGGAACTGGACAGGTTCGTGGTGAAGGACAAGATACCCAAGGGGTAAGAGAAAGAGGTTAATATGAGTTATGGACAAATTATTGCCGCTGGCGAAGTAAATGCTGGCGATACCGTTACAACGACAAGTAGAACTACGCAATGGCTCATCATGCAGCATCAGAGCAATTCTGAGATTATTGCTACATTTGATGGGCAATACCAAGTGCATCTTTCAAAGGACATTACGGCCTATGTAAAGATCCCCGGTAACTACCAGAGCGTGGCTACATCCGGTCATGGTAAATTTCATTATGTTATCTTTGGTTAATTGACATATTGACTAAATTCTGATATAGTCAATATTGACAAACATTATCACTACTATCCCAAAACGATGGTGCCGCCACAGCGCCATTTTGGGAGAATATATATGTCAGAACAAATTACATTATCAATCCCCATCAGCAAGATAGATACATCTCGTCGTATTGTGACGGGATATGCTACTGCTGATAACATTGACCCATCAGGTGACTTAATCGAATATGAGGCATCCGCTGAGGCATTCAGTAATTGGATTGGAAATATCCGAGAAATGCATGCTCCAAAGGCTGTCGGTAAAGCGATTAGCTACCGTCCAGTGGTAGTTCCATATCAGGGTCGTGAGTACAGAGGATTTGAGGTTGATGCCTACATTTCCAAAGGAGCTCAGGACACATGGGAGAAAATTCTGGATGGAACCCTGAAGGGTTTTTCTGTTGGTGGTGTAGTGAAGAATTCATCTGAAGATTTTGATAAGTCTTCTAATCGCACTATTCGACGCATTAAGAAATATGACTTAAATGAGTTAAGTCTTGTTGATAATATGGGCAATCCTGCTGCAACTGTAACTATGATTAAGATGGCACAGGATGGTTCATTAAACTATGAATTAGCAAAGTATAAGGTTTTTTATTGTGACCGTCACGGAGTTGCTCGCATTAACAACAGTGAATGTGAGCATGGTGACGCTATGCGCGAGATTGGTGCAGTAGACGAAATCGATATCGATGTGATTTCTAAGATGATTCAGACCGAGGTGGTGAAAGCCGCCGAGGGGTTCACCCCGCCTCAGGGTGCAAGGGCAGAGGCTCGTAAGGGCCTTGAGTGGCGTCGTGAGTTCAATCGCGGCGGCACGGCTGTTGGTGTAGCCAGAGCGCGGGATATCTCAAATGGAAAAGAATTATCGATTAGCACGATCAATAGAATGGTCAGTTACTTCGCTAGACATGAAGTCGATAAAAAGGGTCAAGGATGGTCACCCGGCGAAGACGGTTTCCCATCAGCTGGTAGAATTGCTTGGGCTTTGTGGGGCGGCGATGCCGGTCGAACATGGGCCAATTCAATTGCTGACAGGATGAATAAAATTGATTTTATGGATGAAATTGAGGCTCTTTACAAAGAAGAGGCAATGCAGTCCGAAAATAAGGAGGTAAGTAACATGGAAGACGTATTTACAGACTTCGTTGAGAAGGCTGTCGAATATGGTCACAAGACTCCTCCCAAAGGATTTCCAGAGAGTCGTAGTGACTACGCCGATCCAGATAATTACAAGTATCCACTTGATACAGCGGAGCGAGTTATGGCCGCTTTCCGTTACTATAATCAAGCGGGTCAGCGTGAGGCTGGTGGCTACACAACGGAACAATGGACTTCTATTGGAAGAAGAATCATTGCTGCTTTAAATCGTTTAAGTGAAACAGATTACACGATGGAAAGTGGTAAAATTGTAAGGAAAGATATAGGAGGCAACATGGATTTGCAAAAAAATGTTGTAGATGATACAGTTGAGTCTGTGCAGACACTTTCAGAGTCAACCAAAATCGGTTTAATTGCGAAGTTTGTTTCATGGATTAATGGTGACACAAATGATGTAACTAAGTCGGTTGAGACTGACGAAACTGTCAAAGCTAACAATGTTTCATCTACCGTGCAACCTGCGCCGAGTGTTAATATCTACATTAACAAGAATGGCGATGTAGAGAAGTCTGCTGAAACTTCAGTCGAAGACTCATCAGAGATCACAAAGGCTATGGAGTGCCCTGAGTGCGGTGCTGCCGTACCTGAGGGTGAGGACTCTTGCCCTGAGTGTGGTCATGAAATGGGTGACATGGAAGAGGGAGCAGGCATGAAGAAGTCTGATGAAACAGATACAACACTCACCGAAGGTGAAGACAATGGAGGTAACGAAGTGGACGTTGAGAAGCTGATGGAGGGGTTTGGTGCCCTTCTGGACGAGAGAATCAACAAGATTAAGGAAGAAGTACTTGAGTCAGTGGATGAGAAGCTGTCTGAAGTATCCAAGTCCATTGACGAGAAGGTAGAAACAGTCTCAGAGCGTGTAGAAACGGTTGAGAATGCTGGCGCTATCAAGAAGTCGGTAGACGAGGAAGTTGTGGGCGATGAGGAAATCATCGAGAAGAAGGCCGAGTCATTCTGGGGTGGCATCTTCGTACCCGCGGAAATCGCAGAAGTTTTGGGCTATCAGTCCTAATTAGGAGGAAATAATATGGGTTCTAGAGAACTGTTAGAAAAGGTTGTTTCTACTACGCAGATTGGGGCCGGTGGTGGGGGTCTTCTTAACCCTCAGCAATCAAACCGATTCCTTGACTACTTAGTAGAGCAGTCAGTACTCCTTAACGATGTGCGCGTTGTGCGAATGAATCAGCCAACAGTGGAGATCGATAAGGTAAACGTGGGCACACGTATCATGCGTAAGGCTACTGAGGCTGTCGATGACGGCACGAATGTGGACCCCACATTCAGCAAGATTTCGATGACGACAGTGAAGCTTCGTCTTGACTGGGAACTCTCAACAGAGGGTCTCGAAGACAACATTGAGGGGACAAGCCTTGAGGACCACGTTGCCTCACTTATGGCTCGTCAGACCGCTAATGACCTTGAGGACCTTGCTCTTCACGGCGACACAACGGATTCAGACGCCCTTCTCAAGTCGCTCGATGGTTACATCGTGCGCGCCCGTGCGGATGCCACGGTTGTAGACGCGGCTGGTGCGAACCTGACACGATCACTTTTTGACCGTGCGCTCCGCAACCTGCCCAACAAGTACCTTCAGCGTCGTAGCGCTCTTTCATGGTACACATCATCAAGCCTGATTCAGGACTACATTTGGTCACTGACCAACGGTAGCGACACGGGTCTTGGTGGCACTGGTGCGGCTTCGCCCGGTGGCACGCTCGGTGACCTGATTGTCAACGCCGGTACAGGCGCTGGCTCAGGTGGCGGCAGTGCTGTTGTTCAGGGGATCCGTCCTTTCGGCATCACCCTGAAGGAAGTGCCTCTCATGATTGAGACAGAGACTGGTACATACTCAGGTGCCTCAGGCAACCACGGTATTGTGGAGCTTACGTTCCCCGACAACCGTATCTGGGGTATTCAGCGTGACATCGTGGTTTACCGCGAGTTCAAGCCCAAGAAGGACACGATCGAGTACACGCAGTTCATTCGCGTTGCTAACCAGATCGAGAATGCTGAGGCTTACGTTCACGTGCGTAACGTTAAGGTTCGCAGCCTCTAATTTTAATTTAAAATTATGTTGTGTGGTGGAGGGCGACTGCTTCGGCGGTCGCCTTCTGCTATAATGTTACTATGGAAAAGGTCTTATTATTTATGCAGTCAGGTGCTGGTTATATTACGGCAAATGGTGTATACTTTTCTAAGGAACACCCTTATCAATTGGTTGAAACCTCGGAAGCTTCTATTTTATTAGAGATGAGTCGCTTCAGAGAGGCCGGAGCCGATGAATTGAAATCATATTATAATTACAATATTGCTATCTAATTTGTAATATGAGAAAATATGAAAGGGTTACCCCATCTTTTAGGAGGAAAAATGTCTTTTTTAGGACTTAAGAAATCACACAAGGACCCCCACAGCCTTAATACTTCTGGCAATGTCGGTATTCAGGTTATTCGCGCGAGCGAGGGTCCCAAGGACATCAATGAATTAATTAATGAGTATGCTATGCCTCATGCAAACCTTGACGAAGAGGTACGTAGATACCGTTCGATGAACTGGCAGAATATTATGAGAGGCTGGAATCACATTAAGATCGCTCATAACAATAAAATTCCAACATTTTATGGAACACTTTGGGGGCAGGTTACAAGCAATGGTGAAACGCTTGACCTCGGAATCATCTCTATGAGAGTGGTCACAACTGCAGGCGTTGCCGCAATAGTAGATGCCTTCCAGAACACATTTGAACTTGAGACTTTCAAGTATCACGCGATCGGTACCGGAACAGGTTCTGAGAGCAGTGCTGATACGGCACTTGGAACTGAGTTAACAACGGAATACGAGACCAATAACACCCGTCCAACAGGAACCACTACCGAGGGCGCCTCATCGAACATCTACCGTTCAGTCGCTACTAACACAGTAGATGCTTCAGTTGCGATCACAGAGCACGGTATCTTTAACCAAGCCTCAAATGCTGGTGGGACGTTGCTTGACCGCTCAGTATTTTCTGTTGTGAACTTAGCTAGCAATGATTCTCTTCAAACAACATATGACTTAACATTCAGTTCAGGAGGCTAATATGGCAGTCGGATTTAAGGGTACGGTAGCTAACTCTTTGTTGGGTGCTGTGCTGAAGGCTACATCATATACTGGTCCATCTAACCTGTATGCTCAGTTACATACGGGAGATCCCGGTGCTAATGGAACTTCAAATACTAGCACTGCTTATACGGGGCGCGTTGCTATTACCTTTGGAACCGCCTCTGGTGGATCCATAACTAATAATGCAGCTGTAGATTTTACAAGTGCCGCTGCTGGCTCTGTTACGCATACACATATTAGTATTTGGGATGCCTCGTCTTCTGGAAATTTTATAGCATCTGGGACTGTAACAAGTAATGCTGTTTCTGTTGGTGATACCCTGCAACTCGCCAGCGGTGCGGTAACAGTAAGTCTTAATGTAGCTGCGTAATGCGAACAATTTATACTATTACTCCTTGGGTTGGTGCAGGGACCATCCAAAAGGCATATAGAGCTGGGGTATCATCGTTCGTACCAGCGTGGGCTATGCAGATTGTGATGAATTTCACATGCTGGGATCCAATTACTGGATTACCTAAACCTGTGTCCGATCAAGCTACCTCAGTTAACGCTACTAATACTCAAAAAGTAGTTGTTGGATTATCGTCCTGTTCCATCTCAGAGATTACAATTCCTGACTGGATGGCGACGATTATGGAAAATCCGCCATTTGCTCCGGGGTTCGATTTTGTAGAAAATTTGGTATCAGTCGTTGATGACCATTATGAAACTATTTGTTTAGCATTAGATCAAATTAATGGGCCGATTGACCGTTCTAACCCCGTTAATCAAGCGATAGATATTTTAGATCAAATGATTAATGGAGATGAACTGCAACAAAATTTATGGTCATATTATAGAGATATTTTTACCCCTACTTTAGCAACACCTGAAACTTTTCCATATTTATATAATATATATGGAGATCTTACGCAGGGTGTGAAAATTGATCTTTGCAATGATATAGTGAACCGTATTAACGATCCTATAGACTATGATAATCCTGTTTATTTAGCTGACTATTGTTATAGAGCTATTCTATATCGTGAAATTCTAGATTGGGGCAGTAGTTAAATGGCAGCAAGGACCACAGATTTTGGATCTGGAAGTGCAGCCTCATGGCCCAACCTAAGCAATGGAGATTCTTGGGCAGCGGCGGTAATTCCAAGTTCTACTGTTGATGTTAATTCATATTCCTCATTAATAGAAAATGTATCTAGCGCTGGAATAGGTCAACTTTATCTTACCTTTAATAGTGGTCCATCATTTACGCATATAGCACAAAGTGGTGCAACTAATCTAACATTAGCTTCTACAACCAATGCTAGTTCTTATTTAGTTCCATCTGCCAATATTGGATTAGCTGTAAATACTAATTATTTACTATGTTTTTCTACAACAGCAGCGTCTAGTCATACTCATGTTATCGACACTGCTGGATCAACTGGTACATGGGCTACATCTACATATACTGCTGTTGTAAGTAATCAATGGAGTATTGGAGGATCTGCTGATAACTCATATTGCAGACAGACTATTTATCATGTAAAAGGACCAAGTTCCACAGGCACCGTAGGCAGGCTAAATATTCAAATTAAAAATGCAGCAGGAACTAGTGCCGTAACTGCTACTGGACGAACTTTTTATGTTATACAAGTGACTGGAGCAGTTGATGGATCTGGTGCTTATATAAATACAGCTAGCAATTCTGATACTGACGGAACTTATAATACACAACCAAGTGTAACTTTAAGTTCTAATCTGGCGACTAGGACATCGACAGTCCTAGCATTTCTTAGTCATCTTACAAATGACTCATCAACCAGCAGTAGTGACTCCTCGATTATTCATATAGGAAACGGTACGCTCCCAGCATCAGATGGACACGGGACACCTGCTGTTGCAACTGCTGTGATGAACTCCACAGGAGGAACAACATCAGCTACAAGAAAAACTACCAAGACTGTCACAGGAAATTTCACCACATCAACTACTGCTTGGGGTGTAGTTGGCTGCGAAGTAAAAGACGCTGATACAGCAGATGATACTTGGTATAATGGTAGCGCTAATTATTATACACATAAATTAGCTAATACTACTACATATTCATCACCATTAATTTATGCTGGCCTAGGAACAGCCGCCCCAGCATATGGAGTTGTTGGTAGATATACCACTTATCAAAGTAATGATTATTGGATTAGCGTTAGCCATGATACGGCTGCAGGCACAGCAGGAAATACTTTAGGTTTAACTATAGCCTTAAATAAGTTGTCAAGCGGCACCATAACTAGCACTACGCTGACGAGCCCCAGCGTAGCAGTAAGCGCTGCGTCATTTTCCAATATAGCATTAAGGATACGAGAGTTAAGTAGTACATCTTTATGGATTAGCGCTAAAGCTTGGAATGGCACTGAACCGGCATGGCCCACGAGCAGTAGTACTGCAAATAGCAGTAGTACCACATCAGGTAGTGAGTACGTTATAGGTAATGGGCTATTTTCGTCGTCAACCCCAGCCTATGCTGATATTGCAAATCTTATTGCAGGGGGGAGTGGCAAGAGTGGACTATTCAATGGGAATAATACCTCAACCATTGTAACGTGGTCGTCATTCTCAGACGATGTTATTACAGAAAGCGCTACTGGTGGAACCATCAATGGTGGTGGCTCATTATCATCTACTTCTACAAGAATTATAAATGCCACCTCTAGCATTAATGGTGGCGGAACACTATCGAGTACGTCTCGTATTGTAAGAACTCAATCTTTGAGTGCATCCATCTCAACAAATGCCTCAATAGTTAAATTGTCAAATACAATTAATGCATCCTCTATATCGAGTTCTTCTAATATCATTAAATCTTTAAATATGCTATTAAGTGGATCTAGTTCATTAAATGGATCTGTAATTAAATTAAAAACCCAAAACTTTATATCCTCAATAACAAGTAGTGGTGCAGATGTAATACTTACGACAGGAAAATTTTTGACATCGAGCATATCCAGCAGCAGCAATATCACTAAATCTGCTACTAAGGATCATAATGGATTAGTGGAATCAGTAGCACATATTCATAGAAGCATTAATAAATCTTTAAATGCTCAAGTATCCTCTATAGGAATAAGTTATCTGCAGATAAATAAGAGATTCACAGGATCTATCTCAAGCTCTGGAGCGTTCTCTTATGAATACATCTCTGGCCTTATCACCCTCTTACTTGCTGGATCAATATCAAGCAATTCTTCTATAAGAAAACAAGTTAATAAAATTACTTTAAGTAGTATTTCTTCTACATCTATAATTTCTGATTTTATTGCAAGACGCCTAGCCTCGCAAGTAGCCACGGCTTCTACTGTTAGGCGATTATCTACAAGGAAATCATCTGGAAGCATATCTTCTTCTGGAAATATTTATTTATTAAATATTTTTCATAAAATACTTACTTCCACAATATCAACTTCAAGCAATCTCTTGAAATCACCAAGAAGAAGGATTTCAGGATTGATTACGAGCACCTCCGTGGCTCGTAAGCAGGCTAGAAGGCGTTTAGTGGCCGCTATATCAGCTGCTGGGTCGGTAATTCGTTTAGCGAGCGGTTCGGATATGGCTATATCTGGATCGATAGAAATTGATACCATAATAGATATTAATATGGTATATGAAGATGCCTCCATACAAATAAATATTGATGGCATTTAGTCAGAAAGAGAGTATAATATAAATATGGCAACTACAACTGTATATACTGGGGATACAATTAGAATCAAAGGGACCTTTCGAAACTCTTCGAATCAGTTAATTGATGCCGACAGCAATAGCGTTACATTTACGGTCTACAGTTACGATACTAAAAGGAGTATCAGTTCCGCTGCGGCCACACGCCTATCGCAGGGCGTATATTATTATGACTATACAATTCCAAATAAGGAAACTAAGTATATCGTAGAACTTAAAGGGAATTTTGCTGCGCTTCCGCAACTTACAAGAGCGGTAATAAAAGCAAAATTTAGGGTATAGATATGCCAACTCAAGTTTATGTCAAGCAAGATGAATCTTATGAGGCGGGATTAAGTCTAGCATCAGATGCAGACATTATATCTGGTATTTATCAAGTCTTTGTGTCACTTGTATATGAGTGGGGAGACGTTATTGTAGATGAAGAGATCGCAACGAGAGATTCGGCGGGAGAGTATAGTTATGAATTTACCACCAATGACTTAAATAGTTATGGTAAACATAAAATTATTTGGAAATATACAGAGGGTGGCACCGACTATACAGTAGTTGAATATATCAATGTTTATAAACCATATATAACAGATAGCGAGTTTTTCGAGGCATATCCATCTTTAGAAACAGAGTTCTCAGATCAATTTGATGCAATGGAGCGGAGAGTCCGTGCATTTATCGAAACTGTCTGCGGTCAAAAGTTTCAGTCTATAAAAAATAAATCTTTAACTTATGAGGGAGATAATCATGAAAATTTATTTCTCGGATTAAGATGTACTAATTTACTTGAGGTAACGCAAAAACCAGATATAGATGTAACAGATACTACAGAAGTAACAGTAGAATCTAAGATATATTTACGAAGAACAGAACAGGTTATTCCCATTGCGACTCAAGAACAAAAATATATTCAACCTAAATTTATGAGTGATATTTTTTATATCGTTCGAGCAGATTGGGGCTGGGATTCAGTACCCACTAATATCACCGAAGCCGCCAGTTTACTAATTGTAGATCTGTGCAATCTTGATACAGCATATAGTAAACACGGTATCTCATCAGTCAAAATGGATCAATATTCTTTAAACTTCGCAGATGCTGCATCGTTTGGCACTGGCAATATTGAGGTCGATGTGCTTTTGATGGACTACATACTTTATACAATGGGATTAATATAATGAATTTTATGCCAATGAAACACTCAGCGGACATTTACAGCAAAACTACCGCCACCTCACCAGCCGGACAAAAGAAAGCCTCTTGGTCGTTAGAAAGTGAGTCTGTAGTTTGTGCATTCCTGCCAAAAGATCAAAAGGTAATTAATTTTTTAATAGATAAAACATATGGCTATGATCAAAATCTACATTTTTTCTTTCTATCGAATGCCAATATTGATTTCTCAAAGCGATTGAAAAATATAAAAAATAATTTTGGTGAAATACTAGAGGCAGGTCCGATAGAGATTACTAGCATCGTGAAATGCCCCGCCCCTAGCGGAAAAATCAATCATATAGAGGTATCAGGACGCCGGGTAATTGAGGAGTAATTATGTTTAAAACTAGAATTAATCATAGAGTGGTAGTTTCAGCTGGTTTGCAGGCAGCGAAAATAGCCGATGCCAATATCAAAGGAGCTCTGCTTAAGTGGCGAGAAGATTTAATTAATGAAGCTCAAAAGATTTTAGATGACCAAGATACCTGGACATATCCATATGAACACGTTACAGATGCCGCAGGCAGGTCCGGAGGCAGCGAAGTTCGAGAGGAACATGGATCGCAGCATTTTAAATTCAGCAAAGCAGGAAATCCTCTTGGATACGTTCCTTACTACGATATGATTCTTGAAGACGCTAGTCCTGAATATATTGGTACTTTCTTACTAGAGGGGACAGCCCCCCATGAGATTCAGGCCGTTAACTCAAATCAACTGGTGTGGGACCATGAATACTCAGGTCTTGGCTTCGGCTCAGCCCAGAGAGTTATGCACCCCGGATCGGAAGGGAAGGCTGAGCTTATTGGAAAACTTATTGGAGATAAGGGAATGGAGTTATATGGAAAAATGACAGTCGAACTCAATGCTATCGGAAACGGCATTTTTAGACCCATAGGTACCTACTCCGCCTATCAGTCAACGCGATTTGGAGGCAGCGTAACAAACGTTGGCGAGCCATCTGTTAGGGATGTAATAGAATGATAATTTATAGTATTAATGACTATTTACAAAATGATAACGACCTATTGACGACCAGTGACCAAGATTCAATTATATTTCGCCCATTTCTTGGCTCCGACGACGACGCTGCGCCCATTTTCCTCTACCAGTATAATCCAGATATAAAAAGTCAAGATCAGTACTATATTCACACTGATTCCGTGTGGTATACTGTATTAGATACAGATGTAGATAGAGGATTCAATCTACAAAATATAATTATTAATATCCTGAATAAGGCTGATCGAATTCAGGAAACGGCAATTGACGACACATTTGGGAGACTTTTGTACTCAACCCTAAGTAGGACCATACAGCGGCAGCCTTCTACAGTAGAGGGGTATTACCAGCTATCTGCACTGTTTGAAATCTGCTGGGTGCCATTAGATTAATTGCTTTTTATTAAAAAAAATAGTATGATAAGGGTGTATGACAATGTATACTGCAATTACATACATTGGTAAAACGCCAGGTTTTATCGCTAGGGTAGGCAAACGTACATATGAATTTGAGTGGCAAAAGTCATTAGGCATCGGCAGACGCCCTGAAGAGGTCGATTTTGTCCATGCAGTGCGTTTATCCAAGCGTAGGGATAGAAATGGTAAAAAAATGTTTGTCCTTGAATAAGGAGGTTATTTCATGGCTGTAACATTCGCAAATATTATCGTAGGTGAAGGTACGCTGTATGTTAGTAATAACAACGTTGGGTCTACAGCCCCCGGCAGCATTTCTTTCACTGACGTAGGTGGGACCCAAGAAGGTGTAATGATTTCTTGGGAGCCTGACATGGTGGACATTGAGGTAGACCAATTTGGTGATGCCGCTCGTGTGATCCAGTCAAAAGTTAAGGTAATGGTTAAGACTAAGATGGCTGAGACAACATTCAGTAACTTAGCTTTAGCATGGGGATACGGTGGTGCTACTGATTTCGGTGACACATCTCAGACAGACACCACCAAAACAGGTGTAGTCACTTCAGGTGGTACAACTACATTAAATATCGGTATCCACAGCGCTCTCCCAGAGGAGCGCGCTATCAAGGTAACCGGACCAGCCCCAGGTGCTACAACAGTCACACCAAAGACACGTACATACATTTGTACTCGTGCAGTGTCTGTGGGTTCGGTGGAGGTTGCCTACAAGCGCAACGAAAACTCTGCCCTCCCCGTTGAGTTCCGTATCCTCCCCAATGCTTCGCAGACGGGCAAGGAATACGGTACTGTTGTAGATGCGTAATAACTAAAAATTAGGAGGTGAGTCTTTGTGAGTAACAAGGACTTAGTAACTGGAACGAAAATTAACATTGGAGAGGAAACAGTAGAGGTTAGACCTCTTACAATCCGTCAACTTCGTCGTTTTATTAAGGT